GATTTTGACCAGCTTTTGTTTGCCAAGTGGGAGATTTCATCACTTCACCTTTTTTGGTTTCTTCGCAGTTTTAGCAGATTCAATAAATGCCTTGGCAGTTGGCGCACCTTTGCTGCCAACTTTTCGCATCCGTTCACCAGAGCCTTCAAAAATTCTTTGCCTTTTTGCATTGATATTGGCATAAAGTCCTTGCTTAGTAGCCATAACTGCCACTCTTCTTTTTTGGTTTGCTCATGCCTGCCTCACTCATGGCAATAGCCACAGCCTGCTTTTGAGACTTGACCACGGGGCCTTTCTTGGAGCCTGAGTGCAGTTTTCCAGCACCATACTCTTTCATCACTTTAGACACCTTCTTGGCGGCAGGGGATTTCATTTTCATGGTTACTCCTTAGATAAGTTCTGTTACAGAAACAGTTGAAGTGGTAATAGTTGCATCTTTGATAAATGCAATCTTTTGACCAGGGGTGACTTTGACGATTTCCACACAATTTTGTGGAATCATCGCTGAAGTTGTAATGCTTGCTGTTGGGCTAGTGCCAATTGCATAGTGGCAATGTCCTTGAGAACAAGCAATACGAATCATTGTGGTGTTAGCACCAAAAGCAGTCATCTGAACGCTTGAGGTTGTGACTGTTGCTACTTGAGACGTGCCATTGCTTGCCACGCCATAGGCAACTTGGTTTGGGTCTAATTGAAAGGTACTCATTACTTTTCCTTATTGAAGGGTAAGTTGATAAAGGGTGTTTTGGTACAAAGCAACGATTTCATCAATCTTGTTTTGTAAAGCTGTCTCAGTGCGAGGAACGATCTGCTGGCGATTGGCCTCGATCCATTCCATTTCTTGGCGCAATACCTCTGAAACTGTCCCTTTGTATTTGTTGGTTACATAGGGAATATCCAAACGGATTGCATAACGCCCTTGATATTGTTGGGCAAAGTCATCTGCTAGGGGAATAATTGCCTCATAAAACTCATTAAGGGTTTTATGCTCTGCAAAAGATAAGGTTTTTAGATGTATGCGGTGGGTAATTTCTCTTGCGAGAAATAGCATCCCAACAAATTCACCAGCTGTATTGTTTGCCATGCTTAATCCTTAGTTATCGGGCCACCAGATTTCCATGCGTCACAAGTGCGCTTGGCGGCACAAGTGAAGTGGAAAAGTTCACAAAATCCCAGATTGGCAGCGTCAATAAATTGCTGGTCATAGGACAATTCTTTTTCAGATTCATTCATTGCCTCTAGGCCACCTTTGATGCATTCCATCATCTTAGGAGTTTGAATAAATGCGGCGCAATTGCCACAACGCATATCTTTTACAGTAGATGTTGGTGCGTTATACATTTTGGCCTTTTTTAACCAAAAGGCATCATTCGCATCATTTGGATTTGGTGGGCCATATCCATACTTTTTGAAAGCATTATTTCGGTTCTTCAGATTGGTAGTGACATCCTGAGTCGCCAAAGGGCAAACCATTCCTGAAAGCATTCCCGCCTTCATTTGAACAACCTTCCACCAATGAAGGTGATAAAGCCACCAGCCATAGATGCGATGGTCATGCCCATCCAAAAGCCACCCTTGGATTTATTTGCCAATTCAAGGAGTTCCTTGACATCTTTGGCTAATTGGTGAACTTCAGTCTGCAAAGCCTCAACTTGGGCTTCTATCCTGCCGAAATCTCTTGCATCAATATCGCTCATAACAATTGTTCCTTGCGAGGTCTACCCGTAGGCTTTCTCAAAATGATTGTTTGCCTTGTTCCATCTTCTTCCACCACAGTAGGCACATCAACAACCTGATATTCTGGGTGGCGTTTCATCTCATCAATGTCATGTTGCGCTGTGAATTCAACCACAGTTCCGCTACGTTTACATTTGAACAAAGCCATCTAAATTCCTAATGAAGAAAGGGGGGTTATTCGCCCCCCGATCTTATTAAACAGGTCTAGCAACAACGCACTTTACTGTGGTGCTTGCTAAATCCAATGTACCACCTGATTCATTTTGGAAACGAATTGATACTACATCTGCGGCTGAAACATAAGGGGTTATAGAGATGCCAGAGACATCTACACCCATGCTAATGTTCATCACAATATCGCCCAACTTAACGCCTGGGACTGCTATCGTGTTTGTCTCTCCTGCGCCATCTGCTAAAGATGATGCGTTCAAGGTTGCTGATACCGACCAAGTGTCTGAAAACAAACCCCTGAATTGGTCATTACCTCTGCGGGAGGTTACTGCGGTTGCGGCGGCCATATTTGGTTCTCCTAATTAGGTTAAAAAAGTCCCCCCACCACTAGGGCAGGGGGGACAACTGCAATTAGGCTGGAACTGCCAAGGCAAAAGCCGAGGAAGACAAGGCTGCACCAGTAGTGGCGGCAGTACGGACAGCTTTCACACCATAAAGTGTGTCAGATGTAAACAAGGTGCCAAGGTACTCTTGTTTGTACTGAGTTTGTGAACGCACATCTACTTGCTCAACCAATACCATTGACTCTTTATGACCCATCAATGCAATGCGGTCAGTCTGGGTGTTGCCATAACCAGTATCAGCGTTAGAAGTAACAAACACGGGGATGCCGTACAAGTTACCGATTTCGCCATTACGGATTGCATTGCCATTACCAACAAAAGCCTGCTCGGTATAACGGGCAAGACCCATTAAGGTGTTGCGACTTGATGGTGGGATGATGAAGAAACGGCCATCCATTGGAGTATCGTTATCATCAAGGCGTTGAATGGTGCGGCGAATAGCTGCATCAGTCAAAGCAGAGGCGTTTGAAGATGTGCTGTTGTACACAGTAGTTCCATCACCACCAATGTATGCCTTGGTAGATGTATTGGAGGTTGCATAGTCATCGGTGCCGACTGTTGCGCCGTTGAACGCACGACCCAATTGGATCAAGTCAGTGTCAACTTGCTTGGCCAATGCATAACCAGCGTCAGCTGTGTAGAAGTTACGCAGGCTAGACAATGCTTGTGCCTCAACAATATCTTCAATCAAACGGCTATATTCATAGTGTTTGTTGATAGAAACTTGCACTTCTGTCTCAGTTGCAGCAATCAAGGTAACTTGAGTAGATGCAGACTTAGCAGAAGCTGAACCACGGGTAGGTGCTGGAAGGTGAACTGTGTCGCCCTTCTTACCCTTGAAGTTCATTTTGTTAATCAAGTTTGCTAAAACTAGATTTTTCTTATAGGCAGCAATAATCTCATCCGACCAAATTTGGGGGATAAACTTTGCTGCCGTGGTGGTGGTTACATGTGCCGTACCTAGTGCCATATTAAATTCTCCAAGATTAAAAAGTTATTTCACTCGACCCTCAGAATACGCCTGCATTATTTCTGGTTGCAATGCCTCGTACCTGTCAGGATCGTTCATTTTTAGCCGAATCAGGTCAGCTCTCCTGTAAATACGCTTTCCAGATTCTCCCGATCCACCAACATCAACTGCGGCAGCTTTCAGATTACTCTTGCGACTTGACTCTCCGTCACTAGTCACTTGTCTCGTCTTCACGCCACGCAATTCTTTGAAAGTGGAAATCAATTCATTTGCACTATCGAAATCGTACTCACTGTCGGCCTTTGCAAACAGATTTAATCTCACATTGGATGATTTAATCCAATTAGAGAACTCTGGATCAGCAGTTACTTGCTGAAAATCAGGGTGCGTCTGCGCCAACATTTGTTGTACTTGCATCTTTTTGAAGTCATTGGCAGCCTGCTTGGCAGCCAGGACATCAGGATGTCTTTCAACAGTATTCTGAATTGCTTTCTGAGGATTCTCAAAAAAGTCTACTTCAGGTTCAACTTGGGCATGTTGGACATTATTTCCAAGATTTTGCTTAATTAGTTCATCAGCTAATTTGCGAACTTCTCCAACCTCTTGGGCTTGACGGCCAACAAGTTTTTCAACTTCTTGGTGCATCTTTATGACATCTTCTAATGATTTATTCCTATATTTTTCAGGAATCTTAGAATCATCTACCTCAACTTGGTCTTCAATCTTCGCTTCTTCAGCCTCTAACTCACTAGGCATCTCGTCTTCATTGTCAATCAACATACTTTTCCTTTTCCTGCCTCAATGGGTTCTAGGAGTTTTTAACATGAACTCGACAAAATTGTTTATGAGTTCGCTTTGCGTTCTGCTGCCAGTTTTTCACGATGGATGCGGTCAAACTTGTTGGCCGCACCAGGGAAACTCCCTGACCATCCTTCTAACTTAACAGCTGGCGCACTGAGAATGCGGGTGGCTTGCGCTCCACATTCACACCTAAAACTGACCGCCTCATAATCAGTCAGTCTTTCAGTTTTATGCCCGTTTTCACAGGCAAAATCAAATAGTCTTTTCATTCAATTCCTCAAATGCTCTCTCGCTGACCTCTTTCAAGGTTCTCAGCCATGTGAGTATTGACAATTCGCC